CTAAGGCAGTGCAGTTGAATGTATATTGCCAGATATGAACCAATCACTTGAATTGGTTTGTTGGGATAAGATTAAGTTCTGTAAATTGGTAGTTGAAATGTTAACTGGCAAATCACTCACATTGCCAAGGCTTAGATTTATAATATCAGTCATTTGGCTGGGTGAAATAGTGATGTCTGCGACTTTTGTAATTGTTGTAGTTTTTTGAATCAATATTACTCCGCTATCGCTTATATTTGTAATAAGGACAATATTTAATTTTAGTTTCACAGACACAACAAAATTAGTAGATCTTTTAGATACAATTACTGCTTGTAAATTAGTGGTACCAACAGGTACTTCATTCGTTATTCCTAAAGAGTTAACTCCAGATATAATGGTTGAGAGCTCGCTATCATTGAGCAATTTGCGAAATATTGTTTGCGAATATTGTTGGGCGCCTGCAATTAAACAGTTGAGTAATAATAACAATGTTAGTATTTTTTTCATAATTTAATTTGTATGAGTTGCTTCGAAATTTAATATTGCGGCTTCGTCCATGTGATTTGTATAAAAATAAAAATCGTGAATTTCTAAACTTCCAACACCAGGATTAAAAGTTTGCCCAATAGATATTGTCATTGGCTTTCCATCATACCAAATTTCTTGACCAAAATCAGCAATACCATAGTTTCCTGGGACAGATTCAATATTAATATCATCTAATGGATTATGATAATCGTTCTGATAGGCAGTTCTTAATCCTAAAATATTATTCCAAGTTATTATATACCATGTTTCAGCTGTTCCGATATCACCACAATTATAATTTTCACCAATTGTTACATCAGGTCCTAGAACAGCATACCAAAAAGAGTCATAAGTATAAGGCGCTTGAAAATAAATCAAATTTTCATTAAATGCCATTGTGCCAATGGCTTCTGTAGATATTAATGTAAAATCGGTAATAGCTATTCCAAATCCTGTATAAGGGTCATCGGCATTATCGTATCTTATCTTTACTGCATATGTACCCTCAAGTGGAACTAATTGTTCTCGTGTCCAAGAACTAAATTCTTTATTGATTGGAGAAGTTGAACCATCAACTGGCACAGAGATATAAGTTTTCCCACCGCTAGAATGAAACGTACCAGAATATACATCTAAATCATAACCATTATCAGTAATATCACGAAGTAAACCATCTTGATTTGGAGTTCCATTATAAGCAAATAATGGAACAAGTTGTGGGGCTGCAGTAATTTTTGGTTTAGCTATATTAAGAAAAACTGGATCACGCAACGAAAACGCCATTTGAGAATGGGTATTCCCAGCAATCAATAATAAAAATAAAATAAAATATTTCATATTATGGTTGATAAGGCGCAGCAAACACATTGGTCCCAAAGCACTTAAATGCAACTAATCCATTTGTTAACACTACTAAATTGGTATTATTGGGGCTCCAGATCTGGGGCCAAGCAACAGTAATACCAGTGCCAAAAACAGTTGCGCCAATATATTTAGCATACCCACTTGATGCAACTCCAGTGGCTGAAGTGAATGTAATATTGTTGGTAATGGCAATCTCATTTAAATTAAAATTTAATACTGCTGTTGTTTGTGTAGTAGCATTAAAAATTAAATTTGCTGGGTTAAGGTTTGTTAATGCTGAACCATCTCCAATATATGTGCCGGTAAACGTGCCAGAGTAGTTGGCATTGAGCGTGACCGGTGTATTGAAAGTCAGCGATGTCGGATAGTTTGTTCCGCCAAACACATTCAGCGCATAGGTTCCACTTGAAGTGACGGCATCGCAAATCACACGACGAACCACGTAGAATCCCGCCGCGTTGGTCGAGGTGTATTGCTGACCGCCTGAAATCCACGAATAGGCGTTGGTGGTTCCCGGCGTGATGGTTTGTGCTGCGCCGTAAGTAATCTGTTGCAGATTGGTCTTATCATAGGTGATGTAGATGTCAGGGTCAATCTGAATGCTTGGATTTGGCCCATTGCCTGTGAAGTTCAGATAAAATGTTGAAACGAATGGACCAGACACGGACTGATAGGCATTGGTCGTTATGATGGTCGCAAAGATTTGACCAACCGTAAGATTGGTAAATGACTTGATGTAGTTGGTCGGAGCCGTTGAGCCGAACAAAAGAGCAACCATGTTGGTGGTCGTTCCCACGCGATTCGTGATTCCGACGTTGGTGGTGTTCAAAGAGCCGTAAAGGATTTGACCGGATTTGAGAATCGAGGCGACGTAGTTTGCCGTGACTAGTTGATTGGCCGATGGACTGGCCGTATTGGTCGAGATGTCAAACACACTATTGGTGATGTAGAGTGGACCTTGAACGTAGCCTTGCACTTGCAGTGTGTTCGTGACGTAGATGGAGGGGAAGTTGGTATTGTTTGCGATGGATGTGTTGACGAAATTCGTGGAAGCTAATCCATTGGTCAGACCGGGCAGCGAGTTCGTGTAGAGGAATACGACCGGATTCGAGTACACGACGGTCGTGAAGTTGTTCGTTGCCGCCACTACGAGGTTAGTCGTAGTAGTTAGATTCGCGCTATTGGTAGCCGAGATCTGAGTGAGTACAAAGTTTGTCGTAGCCAGACCATTGGTGATGGAACTAGTCACGAAGCCGTTGGTCAATGCCGGCAGTGAGCTCGTGTAGAGAATGGCTGAAGGATTGGTATAGACTAGAGTCGTAAAGTTGTTCGTTGCCGCCACTACGAGGTTAGTCGTGGTCGTCAGATTGGCACCATTGGTCGCAGAGATCTGCGTCAGTACGAAGTTTGTAGTGGCTAGACCATTCGTGATCGAAGAAGTGACAAATCCATTCGTAGCATTATTGACATAGTTTGTGGTGGCCAATCCATTCGTGATCGAAGACGTAACGAAGCCATTAGTAGCGGCATTTACATAGTTCGTAGTAGCCAAGCCGTTCGTAATGCTTGAGGTAACGAAACCATTCGTAGCATTATTGACATAGTTCGTAGTGGCTAAGCCGTTAGTCACGGAAGCAGTTGCATAGTTCGAAGGATTTGAATTCAGATAGAACGCCGTCGCATTCGAATAGGCCGCCGTACCCAATCCAGCAAGATTGGTAGACGCGATGTTGGTTATTCCAGATCCGTTGCCGTAGATCACGCCGCCGATATATGCGCTGTTCGTTACGTAGATTCCTGGAAAATTGGTATTGCCAGTTGCAATTGCAGAATTGACGTAGTTCGTCGTAGCCAGTCCATTTGTAATCGAAGCCATCACGAAGCCGTTAGTGGCGTTATTGACGTAGTTAGTCGTTGCCAATCCGTTCGTGATGCTCGATGTCACGAATCCATTAGTCAGAGCAGGAAGCGAACTCGTATAGAGTATTGAACTCGGATTGGTATAGACCAGAGTCGTGAAGTTATTCGTGACGCTCTTGGCATAGTTCGTAGTGGCCAGACCATTCGTAATAGCCGATGTGACCAGACCGTTCGTAGCCGATGTGATCAGTGCATTTACCTCAGAGGTAGAATACACGACCAGACCAGTTCGAGCCGTATACGCATTGGTCGTAGTCGTCCACGGAGAAGCCGTGACCGGTGCCAAAGCGAATGCATCAAATCCCGTCATCACGAACAGCGCGACGATCAGGCCAAATATAAAGTTTCTCATAGTTGAACGAATGCCTGCCAGCCGGTCGTGGAGTATCCAGACATCTTGAAATAGAGCGTGTTGGCGTCTACATCTATGTATGAATATCCGGGAGGAGCCGAGACGATTCCTTCCGGAGATCCGTGGCCGCTCAGGCGATACGGATAGATGGGAGGAGCCGCATTGGGCGTCGTTGCCGCAGGAGTAAATTCGATCTGACCTTCAAGCACACGAGTCACGTTGCCAGAAGCCGTAGAGAACATCTCGACGTCGTACACGTATCGTCCAGCTTTGGTAGCGCGAGTGACGTCTGGAGTCAGATTGATGGCGATCTTTCCAGAGGTCGTCGAGATGACCTGACAGATGAAGTCCGTGAGATTGGCAGACGAGTAGCTCTTACGAAACTGCGAGCGAAAGCTCTGACCGGTGACGTCGAGCGGAAGTCCATTCGGATCTTTGAGATCTACGATCGCCGCAAAGGATGAGCCCTGATCGGCCGTTAAGTTAGCTACGATTGCCATATTATGACACGGTATATGAATTAAATACTACTGTATTTGCTGTTGTGAGCGGTATGAGAGCGTTTGATGCAATTTGCCTTCCTGTAGTTAGAATTGGATTTTTTCTATTTGCGGCTCTTACGGCATTGATGTAGATAGAATAATCACGATTCAATATAGCGTAGGGACCATTTGCGCCAGAAGATATATATGAGTGAGGAGCTTGGATAGAAGCTGCACTTATATCATACGTGTGCGTGATGATTGTAGTAGGATTGGTCATATATTTTACTACAAATGAGTTAACAGACCAATACCAGTTGTTGCCTCCAGAATTATCAACACTTAAAGTCATACCCTGTGCAGGCAATCCATATGTAAAATTTGTATTCACCGGCTGTGGGTATGGACCACCGCCCGCTGTACCTCTTGTTAATACGTATTGATATTCTGTAGCATTCCACGTCACGTTATACGTATGAAATGGACCACTGGCAGTAGAATTACAGTAACCAAATACCATTGTCTGTCCAGGACAAATAAGAGCTAAATTGTCATCATTTGACGAACCCATCGTAATAGAATGGATAAAGGGATACGGTAAAGGAGGAAGAGTCAGATTATTAACATCCGTTCCCATGTTATTGATCTTCTGACGCTGAATCTCAAACGTATCAGACTGAAGGACAGGAACTGACGGAGTTGTTGTGATATTTGACATAAAATTAAAATTGTGTTACGATCGTAATCGATTCGGACTGACCAGCCGCTTGAGTGATCGGTGTGCGATTTTGTACAAAAATGACGTCACCAGTACCATCCGTATATTCTTCAGCTGCTGATACGGCAGAAATGCTAGCACCTGCTACTACGGAACTTGAATAGATTGGTTTTCTCCAAATTTTCAAGCTAGTTGGAGATGCAGTAGTAAAAGGTACCGGCGTGATATTTTCTCCCAATGTACCAAAAGTCGACGAGTTTTGATGATAGTATACCTTTGAGCCTACCACTTGATCGACCCATCCGCGGGCAGAACCAGCAGTACCTGAACCCTGTTCAATGATGTCTCCAGCCTCAGGCATAGGAGTTGTAGTACCACCAAGCGTCAACGACTTAAGGCATCGATATGTAATCGTCGATCCGGTCGAAGAGTTAAAGACTACTGGATTTCGAATGAGTGAGAGCTGACGAATCTGATCGCTTGAAGGAACATCAGCCGATCCGGGATATACTGTATCATATGAGAATGAACCATAAAAACCAGCATACCAAGCAGGAAGGTCAGACGTGACGTCGTATCCAAACCCCTTTATAGGCGTGATTCGAGGAATAATAGTGGCAGGAGAAGTTCCTGCACCAGTCACAAAGCGAACCGTGCCGGTCGTATAATTAGATCCCGGAGCCGTCATTGCTACCTTCAAGATGGCACCGCTACTTGAATCGATACTTATGACTTGACCGGTTGCACCGGTGCCATCGCCGTCGACGGCAAATGTTGAAGAGGTTGTATATCCAGATCCACCTTGACCGGTCACAACGCGATATGAATATATTGCTCCGACTGATGTTGTAGTGGCAGTCGTGATTGTCGTTGAAGTACCAGTCGTCGTCGCGCGGCGATAGATCTTAAAGAATTGATTTGAATCGAGCGCACCTGAAACGTTTGACGTTAAACCTTGAGCCGTCAAAGTTCCTGCTGTATCCAGGCCCAAATTGGACACATATACCCAACGATACATGTCTGCGCCGGCTGAACCTACCGCACCAATTATGGTAGCCGAGGTGTCTGGAGAAACCGTGACCGATTGCGATGAAGATGAGTCAATACCAGATTGAGCACAGATATAGACTTTAGAATTATACACGACATAGCAAGGATAAGCCGTATATTGAGTAGATCCACTGGTAACATTTGTAGCATAGAAGCAGCTTGGATCCGTAGGATCCCAGGCTTTGTAGAAGCTACCGGATATCCAATTATAACGAGGAAGCACATATCCAGCATTACCATAGATGGCCGTCTGTGAAGCGGCCGATCCAGTATTGAATGCGACAACTACTTTCTGTAGTGCGATCAAATTATTGCGCGTATCAACTTCTGTCTTCACGGAGGCGATTGGAGATCCTGGAGACGCATCAGATCCATCTGGCGTCTTATAGGGATCTGACTTGCCAATTCCGATGTAGTACTGAGAAAAGAAAGAAAGCAAGGCACCTGATAGCGTAACAGTTGGAGACGGACTGACCGTAAAGCTATTAGTACTAATCGACGTGATGATCGTAGTAGTTGACGAGGTCAGAGATCCTGTACCCGATGTGATTACGACTGCCATGCCAGCTTGCAAATTAGCAGGAATAGTTCCTGATGCAGGAGTAATCGTTGAGACGGACGACGAGCAGTTCGCAATCATCACCTTTGGCAGAGTCATCTCGTCAAAGATGTTCTGCACGTTGTTCTTACGAAAGCGGTGTGTAATAATAGCTGACATAGTTTAATTAGGGATATTTATACGCATCGGGCGAGAAGGTGATCGTCAATCCTGAATTCATAGTCGAGCTCAAAGACGTGAGCAGTGTGACTGTACCAGACACAGTATTGACCGATGAGCTGCTATAGTTGACGATCGCCGAAGACGTAGCTCCAAAACTACTGGTACCAGTGACGACCATTCCGGGAACGATGTTGAGTACTGAATACGTTCCTACGGAAAGAGTATAGGTACCTGAAGCAAACGACGCGGTCGTCAATACGCTAAACTGATTGACGGCGCCGATGTTAGACCAGTCAGCATACGTGTATGACGGCGTATTCTGATTGGCTTCATTATAGGCCGCATCCGCTTCTTTTATTATGTAATTTGCAAATTGTGCTAATTCAGTCGAGTCGAGAAACCATAGAGCATTTTGATAATCGAGTCGAGCATTCACCATTCTACTATCTGATTGTTCAACGATTCCGTTGTTATTGAGTATTGACTGAATATGATACTTAAATCCAACTGGATGAACCAAAGCTCGATAGGCTTTTTCAAAAGTGCTATTTGCAACACCCGTCTGAATGATGTAGCTAAATGGAGTCCAAGCCTGAATTGGGGTCTGACCATAGACCGTCGTACTGCCTTTCACGCTAGTAGCGGCAATAGTCATTCCAGATGCTGTGAGCCAAGGCTTGATGTATTGGCTCTGTATCGTATCTGGCGAAGAAAAATCGTTGACATCTAAGATAGAAGCCGTGTCGTTATAAAAAGCCAAAAAGAAAGCTGCAGCGGAATTTCGAGATCCACGAATCCTATAAAAGTACTTTACTATCTTTTGATACAATGCCGCGCGCGGGCCTGCAAATAATTCTGGAGACTTCAAACGATTATACATAGGCACCGTCGACGTCGATGACATATATGTCGGAATCGGCACATATTGCGCAATCGTATTTTGAATGTGTGATAGATAGTCCGCGTCGACCTGATCGGGATCGAGTTCAGCCAAAATCGAATAGATGATGTTTGATGGACCAGATCCACTCTTTCCAGACAGTACCGTACCAGTCGTAGTCGACAGCGTATATTGATTCAACGTCACGGTCGAAGTCGACCAGGCATTGATGTTCATGTACTTATAATACTCCCTGAGGAGCATCAAGAAGTTCGTAGCCGTGACTCGTATCTGCTCAGGAAGCAGATCTGGAGACCTAGGAGCTTCTAGGTTGCGAGGCTGAGAGTCATTGATTCCAAGCGTAGATATCATGATTGTGGATCGCGACTAAAGGTGGTGTATCCATATGATCCAGCGACTCCCGATTGAGCAAACGCGTCGGCCGCTGCGCTTATGTTCGGAGTAGTCAGATTCATGTCGATCTTGACGAGCTGATGACGACTCGGGGCTACGTCGTTAGATGCAGGACGAGAATAAATCTTCACGATCGAAGTGGTCGTGATGTCGACGGCCGAACGAATGATTACGTACTGCGAAGTAGAGTCGATCGCTGAAATGGAAGCCGAGAAGTACAACGTATTGGAACTATTAGAACTAATCGTCGCCGTCGAGCCGACCGAGCTTCCAGCCGTGATGTATAAGACGCAGTTAGCAAATTGATTCGTAAGCCAAGAAGCACCTAGACCAGCATAGGCCGTATCCGTCAGAGTCGTTGTACTTCCAGAAGTTGCCGTACCGCCGATGTATCGATACAGCTCGATCTTTCCAGTCGTTGGATACACCGTACCGATATGAATATCCGAACCAGTCGATGTATACTTTGGATCCAGTACGGCCGTAGTAGTCGAATTCTTCGATAAGAATAGACGACGAGAAGAGGTCGTCGAGGGATCGACGCCGTCTTTGAGATAGTATGTACCGGTCGGAGGAGTGATCGTTAGGGCATTGGACGAAACGGTCGTAGTAGCATTGGTACTTAGAGTGATGATCGTCTGAGATCCAGTGTTATTGATTCCCGCTACCGTAGCACCAACGGGTATACCAGATCCACTGACGAAGGCACCATACACTAGATAGGGAAACGTGAGTGTATTTAATCCAGAGCCTCCAACGCCGGGACTTGAATAAATCGTGACCGAAGTGCTTGACGCGCTTGACGATGCTGAGACTATGGCGGCCAAATTCGACGGCATGACCGTCGTCATCGAAGATATCGTGATTGCATCTGAAGAAACCATCGAAGCAACCTGAGTCATCGTTCCAAACAATGCATTACCAAAGGAGGTGACCAGTCCATTCGGAATAGCCGCGATACCAGTCGTACCGCTAGTGACGGCCGTAGCACTATTCAGAGCGTTTATCGTGTAGTTCTTATAGAAAGACAATTGAATATCTGAGTTCAAGATAGACGGATCCGAAAGGTCGATCTGTCGCAGTAGATTTGAATGACGAAACACTCCAGTAAAACTCTGCAGAGAAGTCGACGAATAGTTTGAGACTACTCCGTTGACCGTATTGATTAACTCATTCGCCGTCTTAGAAGTCAGATTAGGAGAATACTTAAAGTTGACATTCAGATATAGATTGATGTAATCGACCGGATACATGACCGGTGTGACCGACATAACCTTATAAGGCTTTATCGCATTATATACGGAATTATTATCCGAAGGAGCAGGATCGATGCAGATGTATACCTTTCCTGCATATTGCGCCGCATTGATCGGATCAAAGGTAACTTCATCTTCTCCTCCCCAAACGTTGATCGCATTTACCGTCGACGAATAGATATCCGGATTTTTAAGCAAAGCAATATAGTCATTTGCCGTAACGGCGCGATTCTGAGTGATGAGTGATGCTGGCGCATTGAATCGAATCGCATCGATGCTTTCCTCATCGGTTCCATTCAAAGAACTGATAACGGTCACGACGGCCGAAGAGACATTAGTCAGAGTATCAGCAAATTGAAAACTGGTCACTCCAGTCGCCGCCAAGCCTTGAGTGGAGATATAATTGAGCTGAACGACATTTAAATTTTTCAATGCGGCGCCGAATACGTCATCACCAAAAGTTACTTCGTATTTGCCACGACTATTCATCGACAGAAAATATATCTTCGACGTTGGTCCAGCTATGCTAGATAGTTCTCCTCCAGTAGCAAGAGTAAAAGTAGTAGGAGATCCAGCATTTTGATAATCATATACCAATACTTCAAGGGTGCTCTTTATATCGGCAGAAGCATCATCGATGACAAACTTTTGATTGGGAATGGTATTGTCGACTTGATACGTCTGAGAGCGCTGAACGCCTTGAACCAAACTAAGTCCGCTCACGTTGTATGTCAACGTCGAAGAGGTATAGGTGGCCGTCGCCGCGTCATGTGTTACGTAAGTAAATGAGCCGTCTGGAATAGTTCCAGTAAACTTAGTGCCTTTTGGAATATACAGCGTCGATCCGGCCGAGAGACCGGTCAGGTTCGTCGGAGTAAATGCCACTGACACCGTAGCCGTAGCGGCACCGATCGAATTGGGAACGTAGCCAAGGAGCTTAGCCTGAGAGATAACAGATGAGCGGAGCTGAGCCGTATCGATGAAGCTCTCGTTCAGATTCAAATGAGCAAGGACGGCATTATAGTGAGTGTTGTATGCCAATACGTCGAGCATCATGTTCAGACCGGATCCATCATAGTTCCAGTCCTTGATCGGCGAATCCTGTCTCAGGAAGTAAGCCTTAAGGTTTGCCTTGATCTGATCAAAGTCAAGCTCCGTTGCGTTTAAGAGTGGTTGTGCCATATGTTATCGTAGTCTCTCGAGATAAAAATTCAATGCCGCTTCTACATTCAGCGCGACGATATTAAAGTTAATCGTGATTTGATATGCATTTATGTCAGAATTATCAATCACGTCGACGGACGTCACGTTCACTCGAGGCTCGTGTTCAATGAGGACTCGTGTGATCTCTTTATTTATCGCTATCTGAGTATAAGCATTAGCGTTCTCAAATAAAAGGGCTCGTACGTTGCCTCCACGAAACGGATCGAAGGGAGATTCATAGAAGTTGGTCAGGACTAAGTTACGCACGGCATTCTTAACGGCCATGATGTCTCTAAGTGGCACGACGTCGTTGGTCATCGGACTCACGAACGGATCACGGAGGTCCAGATCTGAATAGGTCTGAACCGCAGCGATCGTGCGAGGACGCAGTGGATTAAAGTCCGAGAAACTCATTGAATCTATTTATGGCAATTAGTTCAAGTTAATCGTCGTACCCTTGATATTGATCGTTGAGCCGCAGATATTGATAACTCCTCCGGGAGCGAGCTCAATGAATCCTCCGTCTTTATGGAGTAGAGAGATGCGTTCTTTGCCAGTCGTATCGTCGTATTCAATCACGTGGCCGGAACGAGTTTTAATCGCCTGATTGTTTGGATAGCTCGGAGCAATATAGTCTAAAATGACAGACTGCTTATATGTCGCTTTAGCAGCCTTTGTACCAGAGATAGCCTCGACGGGAATATCCGCCCCCGTCTTAGTCGGATTGGTGCCAGAAGGATCTGAGAATCCTATAGTCTTATCAGGCTTAGCTACGATCTTGGAAGCGATCGATCCCATGATGATAGGATCCTGTGCCGAAGGTCCATCTCGAAAGAAGCCGATGACCCACGATCCGGGTTGTAGTCCAGTCGCAGACTGACCGACGCCAGCCATTGATGCCGACGTGTTTGGAAGCAGGCACAACGCCCAAGGTAGTCCAGACGTCGGGAGTAGGCCCCTGTCGTCCGTATGATAGCCTACGCAGCGAACACGCACTCGACCGAGTTGCATTGGATCCGTGACGTCTTCTATGACGCCGTGAAACCAATAGAATCCTCCTCCGTAGTTGGCAAAGTCGTCTTTATGATGCGTAGTAAGCATATCAGCTCTTATTTACATCATAGGTCAATGAGTCGCGCTTCAGACGCATGCGACAGTGATATTCAGAATCAAACTGATGAATGACGGCCGTGACCAGATACTTTCCGGAAACCGTGCGATCGAAGTAGTCGTCGAAGTTGCCTTTCATGCTCTTCTTATCAAACTTCTTTAGATCGATCGCCTTTGGAATCTCGAGTGTAATCTTTCGACCAGGCCTCATCTTGAAGTCGCCAGCCGTCGTAATCTCGTGAGTGACCGTATCGAGAGTCTCAATGAGAGAGTTATATGTACCTAGACGATTGACCATCAGGTCGTGATAGCTCTTTGCAGATCCGTCAGAAGAATAGGCCAATGAGTTGATTGGCAGATATTCAGCAAACGCGTCATATGTCTTATTGATATTCAAATTCTCATTGGGCAATGAATATGGCACGCCAAACGTATTTGAAAGCACTTTATTTTTATTCAGTGTCGATTTAGCATCGATCGACGAATAACTAAACTGCTGAAGATTTACCGTCTTTGTCGACATGTCCAAAAATATAGACTTCGAAGCATATGCGCCATTACTTATGGTCGGAAGTACTTTAGACATTTTGAAGTCCGATGATATGTCTAAAATACGCTCGATGCTTTCCGTAAAGTATTCGGGCGATCCAGGAGTCGAGTGAAAGATCTTTGCGTCGCGATACGTACGATAGCTTGGATTCTTTTTCTCATCGATCAGACTGGTGAGCGACTCGAGTCGAATGCCATCTATCATTGATTCATGTAGAAAGAACGGCCTTGAATTTTGATCATATGCACGGCGTAGAAGCCAATATGCTGCATTGAGTGGATGCATGAGAGGTATCACTCCATTGAATCGACCCAATGATTTTTCAACATAGTTTACGTTATCACACAATAGATCTTTAGACAGGATGTGTGCTATTTCTGTAGAGATCGGATTATTGACGGCTCTCGATATGCGCTTAAACTGAGAGACGTAGGCTTGAGTCGTTACGCCGACTATCGAATATGCTTGAGTATTCTGCTGCTCACCTCGAGCAAATATCGGATACTCCGTGACGTAGAACATAAGATCTACATTTGTCCAATCGGGATCCGTGTAGTCATGACGCCCCATCTTGATCTGAATAGTCTCTTGTCCGATGAGCTGATATTCTTCGATGAAGTTGGCCGAATCTTTGATATTAAGTTTTACGATCATCGAGGCCGTATACAGGCTCTCCGTGATTGTAAAATCCGTAACGATATTTTGAATATCGGCCTGCTCTCCCTTATGATTGGTCAGGATGATGGCGTCGAGCGCGTACGCATATGGCGTAAGCGCCTTATCCGTATTTGGCTTTATGTTGCCACGTATATTAGGCATTGATCAGGTCTCGATATTGTTTAACGAACGCACGAATATAGGTCGGATTCACTACACGAATCCTTGATCTATCTTCATTTAGATCATTCTCCCAGTCAGAATAAGAGACGGGATAGATTCGATTGGTAGGAGATATATCATATGTCGTACCTGGATTTCCAAGAATCTGATGAACATCCTGAGCCGTTAAAGCAAAGCCCAGAGGGTCCGTGAAGTAATGATACTGAGTGCCATTAACTACGATGCCTCCATATGAATTAGCGTAGGCTTCAATCATATTAGTCACGGTGCCAGATATGTCCTGAAAATTTACGACGTCGCCGATCTGAGGAGCAAACACGTAGTGATGTATCGCACTTCGACCGGTCGTTCTATATGGCAATATTCCTGGAGAAGCAATGGTCTGGCCGATTGCTGCAGAGACAGGAAAGAATGACGTCAGATAGTTGGCTTCAGCCGAAGCCTGAGTATAGGGTATACCAGTTGACGATACTGAAAGACGAAATATGCCCCCGGAGCTATTTAAATTAGAGATAAAGGTATCCGATGATCCAGAGTTGATGACCCAGATCTGCTGCATGTCGGAATCATACTTCATGACCTGTCGAGTCTTACTCGTTGAAGGATTGACGATGTATTGCGGAGTATTAAGAAAGTCCACACCAGCGACGGTAGTCGCACAGGACGTAGTAGTGATGATATGACCAGCCACGTCGGCCATCTGAATGACGGAATAGCCATCATACTCTTGAGTCAGATAAGCTTCCATCTGACTGTCCGACATCGGCCAAGCCGCATGACCCGACTTCAATTTGTCATTGATGATGAAGAAAGTCCAGTAGTAGTCGGGATCTCCATAGAGCAGCTGTGACACGACGTCCGGTCGAGCGCCGCCGTCGATGCGATAGTCCGTATATGCTATCGTCGGATCCAGTTTGATCTGAGGAGATGTGACGCTACGAAACAGATCCGTGATGCGCATGAGCGCTCCGGTCTTTTGAAGGTCATATGTTGTCAATGGAAATTGTCTAAAGAATGACATGTTATCGTATTAGAGTTAGATTATTCAAAAGAGGGAAACTGTCCAGGTGAACCAGAAGGAACATTGGCTTTCGACGTCTGAACGGCTCCCTTGAATCCAATGTACGGCTTGAGCGGGATCTTGATGCCGGCCGGCGCGGCCGACGTAGCCAATCCAGTCTTCTCGTCGATGCCTCGATTCGACATTCCCATCTCGAGGAGGTCGATGTCGTTCCTCGTAAGGACTCGAGTTTCTTTGAATGACAGCTGACAGCCCACGGAAAACGGCGAACCGTCGTATCGAAACATATTTGCGTCGTCGTTGAACGTGCATTGAAACGATTCGAGATAGCACGCAAAGATCTTGGGTAAGTATTTGTTCTCGCGATCTCCTTCAAGGAAACGGATCTTCCAGAGGGGAGGATAGTCAAGCACAACGTTGGGGGCGTCGTCCGAAGATCCAGCGTATGTATAACGACGAAAGGTACGTTGAATGCGAGCGATCGCGTTCGTGTCTCGTTCTGAGTTGGCAATCAGCTTAAAGCTAAAGTTGAAGCTACGCATGTTGTTACCCTTGAAGGTGGTATTTTGATTTGGCGGCTTAACCTTCTTCTGTGCAAACATAGCCGTCTCCTTGTCGACGCCGGGAAGGATAGAAGCCAAAATCGCCTTTCCTCGAGCGCCAGTCAAGGAATGATATCGCTGCTCTACCGTTCCTCCTGCGGCGCTAGCGGCTCCACCGACGTCTCCCTGCATGAGTCTTGCCAGTGCATCCATTCCACCGCCGGCCGCGATGTCTCCGAGTTCCATCGAGTCGTAGCTGCCACCGTCCGTAAAGCTTACGCCGTTAGGCATTGGCAGGTAGATCGACGTAAACGTATTTCCTCCGGCCTTGTCTTCCTGTACCGTGAACTCGATCTGAGGAAACGCAAGCTCGCCAGACAACTCTAGAAGGTCAGACGGAAAGACGATGAAGGGATTAGCTGGTTGTGACATAAATACGTTCACAACTATTTATATGAGCGGTGGAAATATATAAATAGAAAAGAAGCCAGTCACGAGATCGTGAGTCTCCACTGGCACTACAATTAACCATTAAAACCAGGATTGCAGCTATGCATATTTATCCTCCAAATACAGAACAGTGGCGAATCAACTTAATTGAAAATCCTCCGCCATCTTCTAAACTTTATGAGCCAGAAGAATGGAGAGATATTGTATTAAATGAGTTGCATAAACATACGCCTATGTCAGAATCAATGCGAAAAGCTATTGGTGAAACTGTAAGAGAAGTATGGAAAGATCCAGAATATAAAGCTAGAGTTGGTAAGAAAATTTCTGAAAGCCAAATAGGACGAGTAAACTCAGAGGAAAGTAATGAAAAACGAAGAAAGTCGATGATTGGTAAACGTCACAGCGAAGCATCTAAACAGTTGATGAGATTAAAAGCTGGACATAAACATACTGATGAAACGAAAGAAAAACTTAGTATAGCCGCAAAAGGTCGACCTTTAACAGATTTACACAAAGAAAACATTCGCAATATTGCACGTGGAAGAATGCACATAACAAATGGAATAGATAATCGATTTATACCAGGCACAGAAGAAATTCCTATAGGATGGAAAAGAGGGAGAACCATGAAATGAGTAACGGTTTCTATAAAGGAAGATATACTCCAATAAATCCTTCAAAATATGAAGGAGATCCAACAAATATAGTACATCGAAGTTTGTGGGAACGAGTCACATTCAAATGGGCTGATACAAATCCTGAAGTCCTCAAGTGGTGTTCCGAAGAGATCGTGATCCCATACATATGCAAGACGGACGGAGGCAGGCATCGATACTTCGTCGACCTTAAGCTCGAGATGGCAAATGGAAAGACTTACCTGATCGAAATCAAGCCCAAGTGCCAGACCGTGCCTCCGGTGCAGCCGAAGCGTAAGACACGCAAGTACATCCTCGAGGTGATGACCTATGCCAAGAACATATCCAAGTGGGAGGCCGCTGATAAGTATGCCAAGTCGCAGGGATGGATCTTTCAAGTATGGCACGAGGACACTCTAAAGAACCTTGGCATTCGTCTTCTAACGTCCTAAATAAGAATCATGGCAGACAATAATTCCATTGACAATCTCAAGGCAGCGATTACTAAAAGAAACGGACTGGCTAAGCCCACTCAGTTTCTAATCGAATTTTCCTTGCCTACGGGTGTTCGTGGAAATATAGACGCGAGGGACCTATCCATCCTGTGTCAGACTGCGTCGCTCCCTACGCGTACCATATCGACGGTCGACTATGCAGGCACTCAGCGTCATTCGTTCAGAATCCCGAGTGGATATACCTTTGACAATATCACCTGCACGTTCTTGGTCGGTAACGACTTCTTTCCAAAGAACCTGTTTGATAACTGGATCAATCAGTCCGTCGATCCACTCTCGTATCGCGTGAAGTACCTCGATCAGTACTCTTCGACCGTGAGGATCTATCAGTTCGATACGGAAGGCAATTTTATCTACGGCGTCAAGTTGAATCATGCTTTTCCTACAGCCATAGCATCTCTTGAATTGGATGCCGGTGCTATGGATCAGATTCATAAGCTTAATGTGACATTTTCGTATTACGACTACGAGGTCATAAAGAATAGCGTATCAACTACTATAGCTAGCAGTCTGTCGTCTAATAAATAACTTTCGTAACAACTGAAATTCACTATGTCACTACCCATACTTGAAACACCCAAATACACGGTAACCATTCCGTCCACCAAGAAGTCCGTTGAGTATCGCCCCTACCTTGTCAAGGAAGAGAAGATCCTCATGCTCGCGATGGAGTCCGAGGACGAGAAGCAAATGATCACGGCCGTCAAGGACATCATTCGCGCTTGCACCTTCGAGAAGCTCAATCCAGACGACCTCACGACCGTTGACCTCGAGTACGTCTTTCTCAAACTCCGTTCTAAGTCCGTCGGCGAGATCTCTACGGTCACGCTTAAGTGTCTGAATACTGAATGTCCTGGATCGGTAAATGCTGAGATCAATCTCGAGTCCATCGAACCTACATCTACTGGAGCGGCCGTCTCAAATCGAATTCAACTCACGGACAAAGTTGGCATGACTCTGCGACCCATGACGGTTCGATCACTCAGTCGACTGGGCATTGAAAGCAAGTCGAAGAGCGAACAGGTCACGGCCCTCATCGTCTCGTCCATTGAGTCCATCTTCGATGAGAACGGCGTGTATCGTGGAGAAGATCACACGATCGAGGAGCTCACGGCATTTGTCGACTCGCTATCGACTTCCCACCTTCAGAAGATTCAGGCCTATGTTGAGTCCCTCCCTCGCCTGACTAAAGACCTCGAGTACATCTGTCCCAAGTGCAAGATCAAGCATAAGATCACCCTGGCTGGCCTACAAAGTTTTTTCGCCTAGGCCTCTCCCACGATACGCTCGCCAATCACTATACCGTGAACTTCGAGATGGCGCAGCGGCATGGATACAGCCTCACGGAACTCAATGAGATGCTGCCGTGGGAGAGGGAGATATATGTCGCCCTCCTGATCGATCACATCAAAAAGGAGAACGAGAGGCAGAAGAAAGAAGTCGAAGCCATAAATAGTAAATACAAAGTATAAACTAATATGGCAGGATATAAGACGACAGACATCGCGGCTCTTATCGCAGATCTTAAAGATGCGTCTGCCGAACTTAAAGGAATAGAAGGCGTCGAGGCTTTCAAGGGCATCGCCGATTCTCTTGCTAACTTCGCGCGCATCAACTGGAAAACATTTGCAAAAGATGCCTCAGAGGGTCTTCAGAGATTTGCCGATCTTGGCGGAAAAGACGGAGCACTCAGTAAAGCGGCTGGTGCAATTACTGGATTAGGTAAAGCTTCTAAAGGAAATACTTCGGCTCTCATTGAGCTCTCTAAAGGACTGTCTGAATTTGCGCAAATTGAATGGGCTTATCTTGCAGATGGACTTGTACAGCTTACGGCTCTTAAAGATGCCTTTAAAAGTGCTGCGCCTAGCATCAAGCAATTTGCCGCTTCAGTTAAAGGCCTAAAGAAATCTGAAGAAGACTTCAAATCATTTAATGCATTATCTGAAGCTCTAAGTTCTTTTGCCAATGTTGAGTGGGAAGGAGTATCTGAAGGCTTTACGCAGTTGGCGAAATTAAGTAAATCATTTAAGGGGGCTGCAAAAGGCATCAAAGAATTTGCCGCTTCAGTTAAGGGTCTAAGCGAGTCCGAAGAAGACTTTAGATCATTTAGCACACTATCTGAAGCTCTAAGTTCTTTTGCCAATATCAATTGGGCAAATGTAACAAAGGGCATGCTCATGATGTCCATATTGCCTAAGCTGATTCGTATGGCGGCTAGCGGATTTGCTGCAGCCGCACAAGCCGTCGCAGGATTGGGTGTGCATAAGGAATCATTTAGTGCTCTTAATGCCTTGATGACGGCTCTAAGAAACTTCTCTGAGATCAATTGGAAAGACGTATTCTACGGGCTGATCGCACTAAGAGCAATGTCTGGCCTCTTTGGAGGATTCGGTAAAGCTGTCGACACGTTAGGCCAGGCGATCGGATCTGAAGAATCCAAAGCGACTATCGAGTCGTTTCACATGTTTGTCTCAGCGCTCTCAGAGTTTGGTCAGATCTCTTGGGGTAAGGTGCTCCTCGGTCTTGGCATCATGAAGCTCTTTGGAGGAATGCTCAAGTCATTTTCCGCGATGGCGGGTCCTCTCAATGCGACCGTGAAGATGCTCAAGACATTTGCTCGAGGCTTGGGTATGGCCGTCACGGAGCTCGGAGCGGCTGCTACCAATCCTATCTTTTGGATTGGTATGGCCGCGCTCGCCTCCTTCGGCTTCGTTCTACTTGAATTTGGTGCGGCATGTGCTCTCGCTGGTGCTGGTGTATTGATGCTCGCCTTTGGCTTTGAACGCCTGTTAAAGAGCGCCTTTGAAGGCATCGGTAAGCTCGTAGAATTGGCTGATAATGCGCCGGCACTGTTTAAGGCCGCAGCTGGTATTACGGCCATCTCGGCAGCGCTGGTTGCCTTCGGTGTCGCTTCAGCCGCTTCTGGAATTGGCGGCGCGATCGGTGGAATACTCGGCAAGATAACCGGTTCGAGCCCCATCGACCAGATCTTAAAGCTCGCTGAAGCTTCCGATAAGCTTGATAAGACGGCGACGGCCCTCGAACGAATCAATAAAGCCATGTCTGGCATGCCTTCATCGGCCGGAATGGATCTAAGTGCTGGTGGCGCACAGGGAGCCGAGCTCGCCTCTCAACGCGGAGTTGCAGGCGCAGGTGGAATGGGAGCCATGATTAAGACCGGCGCGAAGAACATCTCGAATAAGGTCTCTTCCGTGGTCGTCAATAATGGCTGGATGCCTGATCGCTCTACGGCTCTGATCCTCGCTCCTGCTATGTGAGCAACAAAAAAGCCTCGGACTTTCGTCCGAGGCTTGATTCCCAAGGCTGATATTAGGAATTTGCGAGACGGGCGAAGTAGCTCATACCCTTGCCGCCATCTTCGTCTTCTTCTGCAGTCGTTCCAGACAGGCCGTCGACGACCTCTTCTTCCGTAGCCGCCGTCGGACCGGGCTCAGGAGCCGGAGCGGAACGACGAGGTGCCGGAGTGGATTGCTCTTCGACGTCTTCAGCCGTAGCCGGACCGTCGATCGCCGCGTCACCCAAGACGTCTACCAGCTTCTTCTTGAGCTCGTTATAGGTCTTATAGTTTTTAGGATCGATGATGTCCTTGAGGGGCTGGAGCTGCTTGTACAGCGCTTCCAGCTGCTTATCGTCTCCGTTGTACAATTGAGTCGGAGCTTCGAACTCGGACTTATCGTAGTTACGATAGCCCTCGACCTGACGGATCTTCAGCTTGAAGTTTGCGCCGCCCCAGAAGTCGAAGGGATTCACGGCCTGATCTCCGGGGAACTGAGGATGCATCAAGTCGTCGATCTTGTCCCAGATCTTCTTGCCGAATTTGAACAGGAACGTCTTGCCCTCATTGGCCGGATTGCCCGGATCCGAGACGACCAAGATGTTTGCGACGTAGTGAAGGCGACGCTTCTGAGAACGAGCTTGCTTACGCTCGGGAGAGTTGTCGTCCGATGAAGCGTTCCACAGCTTCGAGTTGAGTTCCGACACCGGATCGGTAGCGCCGATCGAGGTCAGAGAGTTTTCGATGTACCAGCGACCGGTCGGTCCCTTGAAGCCGTGATCCCAGAAGCGGACCCAAGCGACGTCTTCACCTTCGCCAGCCGGAAGGAAGCGAATGACCGCGTAGCCGTTGCCAGCCTTGTCGACGGTCGGCGACCAGTAGCGATCGTCAGCTTCGTACTTGTTCGTGTTGAGTTTATCCGCGGCAGCCAAGAGCTTACTCATGGAAGCCGTGCGATTTGCTTTTAATGAAGCGAATGACATATGTATCAGTGTATTTTGTGTGTTGCGTTGTATGTTAGTATTGCCGAACACTCATTCGGCGCCAACATTATTTATACTAAACTATTTTAGACCGAAGTAAAGGTGCGAATTACGATGCCCTTCATCGTGGGCTGATGAAGGCTCTGCTCGAGGATGCGCCCATACGCCTTCACTCGAGTAGAGTGTTCTTCCCACATGCTCAGCGGATCCTTGACCTTGGGCATCTCCCGCTCGATGAACTTTGTGAGGCACTGAATGATGGCCGTCGAGTGGATCGACGTCTTGCCCGAGGCATACGACTGAAGTAAACGAGGAGGCTTGCCCTCCTGAGTCGCATCGAGGAGCAGCGAATCGAAGGTCTCACCGGACTCGGCGAGCGCCTTCATCTCCTGCTCGAATCGATAGTTCATGGACTCATGCCAAGCACGAAGTTCCACGAGCGGCTCCTCGTTCATATCGCCGATCCACTTGTTTCCGGCCATCACGTTCGACGCGCAGTACCACACGCACTCGTTGAAGTCGGAGTGCTTGCGAGCCAGCTTCTCGAAGTGATATCGATCCTTGCGGACATCGAATGCCTTCTGAGTCAGGCTCGGCATCTTGAAGCGGTACTTCACGGCGTCAAGCTTGCCCTCGAAGTGGAGCTTGATTGAAGTGGCCAGATGCCAAGCCTG